ACACCAAGGTCATAGATTGATAATTGTGAATCAAATGATTCTTCAACATCAGCATACACAAGAATGTTCTTGTTGATACTTAGTGTACTCAACTTATTACCAGGATTGATAACAAGTGATTTATTGATAGAACAAAAGTTCTTTAGGATTTCAAGTGTTGGTTTGGATAATACAGTCATTTACTTGTCATAATCAACGGAGAAAGGGGTGGATGTAGACTGGAGAGCATTTGCTGCAGCAGTCTTATCGTTAAAATGTAGAAGGAGTACAGCATAGTGGATAATCTTAACGATGTCCTTACGTGCTGTACCCTTTCTATCATACCTTGAGGCATATTTCAATATGTTAGACCTACAGAATGCCTCTGCGTCACCTACTGAATCAATCAAGTCCAAAGTCTGAACATTGTTTGAGGAGTAGTGACCCCTGTAAGTCCCACTGATATAATCTGAGACCTCTTTCAAGATCTCATTTTCATTGTACTTCATCATATTTTATTTCTCCTCATCAGTATACTCTGAATCTTCTCCTGCGTCAACCTTAGTATAGAGATCTAGGAAAGATTGTTTGGTATCGTCATCAAAACGATTAACACACTTGGTGATAGCATCCAAACGATTACCAAAGATGTCATATGCCTGAACAATGTGAACCAAACGACGAGTTGTAATGACCTCATCTACTCCACCATCAAAGAAAGTCTTACGAATAATACCTGCCCACTTGACTAGGTTATCAGCAAACTCTTGATCACATCCAGCATTAAGAAGGATCTTAGTTTCAATGGTAGCAGATGGATAGTCCTGTTCAAATGTTACAGGAAAACGCTCAAGGAATGCTTCATTGAGAATATTAGTTCCAACAAAACGACCATCCTCAGAACCTTTACCCTTAGTGTTTGCAGTTGCAATAACATTGAATCCACTAGAAGGACGCACATACTTACCGATCTTCTTAAGGAACACTCCTTTACCTTCTAGGACGGACTGGAGACACAAGATCTTGTTAGATGCTAAATCAATCTCATCTAGAAGCAACACAGCTCCCCTCTCAAGAGCTTCCACGACTGGTCCGTTATGCCAAACAGTATCACCATTAACAAGACGGAACCCACCAATAAGATCATCTTCATCTGTTTCGATTGTGATGTTAACACGAATCAACTCTCTCTTCGCTGCAGCACATGCTTGCTCCACAGACATTGTTTTACCATTACCAGAGAGTCCTGTAATGAAAGTAGGATAAAATTTACGAGATGAAATAACTTTGCGTACACTATTGAAATTACCAAAAGGAACATAAGAATCATCCTTTTCAGGTATGTAATTTGCAGCAGAATTTACAGCAGGTGCTTCATATGCTTTCTCAATTTGTTCAGCAGTCAAATTCCACTTACCAATACCTGCTTTATAAGATTTCAAACGCTTACAAGCAGTAGCATAAGATAGTTTTAGTTGACTTGCTGCCTCTTTAACATTCTTGCATCCGACTTCATCTCCAACATGTTCAGAAAGATACTGAACTAATTGCTCAGTGGTCACAGGGTTTGGGGCGAAAGTCATAAGTTCTCTTGTTGTCTATACACATATTATAACAGGAAACCCCCCCGAATGGGAGGGTCTAGTGGACACTTATTTAACTGTCACCCAATCTGGTTGTCGGGATGGGTCACGAAGATAATTAGATGCAACCCAAGGTTTGCTGCTAATGTAATTCTTGTAAGCAGTAAAAGTGTCAATGCTTGTGTCATGTTTATACTCATCAGGCATAGCACGTGTAAAAGGAGTAGGACATTCGATATCAGGAAATATGATATCAGCGTACTCCAGAGTAAGTTGGCAAGAATGTATCTTATTGTATCTATGTGTATACTCTTCACATAGAGCAAGACCATGCTTGATCAACCAACGAAAGTTGGACTGTGCCCAGATAGTACAGGGATGATTACGAAAAGCACCCTTAGCAGTAGCATACCAAGTACCAGTTTTCTTCTTTGGTAAATGACCATACCCATGACCCCAACTAGCAGACGCAACAATAGAGAGCATTTGACAAGTCTCTAAAGGCATCTTGACTATGTGTTTGTCAGGCAAACATTGTGCTGAAACAACAGGGTCAGGATCAGTAACAAAGATGTTCATTCAATCAAATACTGCTGTTACCCCCATTATAGTAGCGTTAGGGTTTCGTGCCAAAGCAACTTCTTTGGCATCTTCATAATCTGTAGCTTGAACAATCTCTTCAAAGATTGTACCTGCTTTGAATAGTGATACTTTACATTTCATGCGATTTGCTCAATGAATGCATTGAGGATAGTTTTGTTGGTCATTTTAGAACCCATGTGTTTTTTGAACGCACGAGTTAGTTCTGCTTTAGTAGCAACTTCTGATTTCGATTTCACTTCAAGATCTTGAGTTCCTGCACCAGTATTCTTATCTGGCATATAGAATGCTTCAGTGAATCCTGCTTTCTCTTTAATAGAAGCGAAACGTTCTTTCCTCCATTGCTTATCAACAGCAGCAGAATCTTCATAAGAAAATTCTCTAACTAGTCTACCTAGTTCCTGTTTACTACATAGGCGAATACCAACCCAATTGTAATTAGTTATCTCACGATAGAAAGATACAATCTCCTTTGTAGTATCATAAGGATGACTTGAGATCTTACGACTGTAACCAGTCTTAGGATCACGAAGAAAGAATACCTTATTACGAGCATGGCAAAGATACTGTTCAGTGTATTCACCAGCACGATAATCATGGTCATCAGGAAACTTATGAACATAACTCATAGGATTTGCTTCTCCATCAGTCAAGCAAATAACATTAACTTTACTAACACGCTCAACCTTTTTAAGGTCAGCAACAATGTTTCGAGTACAATAAATTGCTTCTGCAAGAGGAGTTCCACCTAGAGTATACTCATGGTAGTAAGAAAGTCTCCACCCACCCATAGCAAACGCTTGAAGGTATACTAGTTGCATAGACTTCTCTAGAGACTGCTTATTCTGGCGAGAAGAGAAGAACTCAAATAAACGGAAGTCATCACCCATAGAAAGTTCATTTTCTTTCTGCTGAGTACTAATACTAGAGTTATGATCATAACCATAAGAACTAAATCCAGACTGGAAAGCATATACTCTAAAAGGAATACCAGACTTCTGACAGAACCAAATTAGATTGTAAGTTTGCTTTAGAGTGTCAAGCAACTGATGCTGCATAGAACCAGACCAGTCAAGGAACATCACTAACCCATGATTCTTACCTTCAGGAACAACCGTGATCTTCTTGAAGATATCCTCATTGTATTTGTAAGTGTGTAACTTGTTAGTATCAATAACACCAGTCTTAGCAGTTGCAGCACGACGATACTCATCTGCAGACTTCCTCATTTCAAACTGCTTACATAGATAGTTGACAGTTTTTTGAGCATCTTTCTTGAAAGTGTTGTAATGATCTACACCATACTCAACATTCTCAAACCACTTCATAGTATCTTCTCTCTCAGGATGATAAAAATGGTTGTATAGATTCTCTTGAATCTCACTATAAGGAATAGTGTAATCTTCAACCTTAGGATTAGGAACAGTAAGGTATACCCACTCCTTAGCATTATCATCAATCAGAGTTTCAAGTGCTTGAGTAAATGCTTTGTCTGTAACACTCTCAGTTTCATCAGGAGTACCACCTGTCTCTCCACCTATATGATCATCATACATTCTATCTTCTAACTCATCCAACTCTTCCTCTGTCAATCCACTACTAGGTTGATTTGAATCACCTTCTCCTTCTTGATCTTCAAATTCTTGGTCACCACTATTATCAATTTCAATTTCCTCTTGACGATCAGAACCTTTTAGATCATCGAGATTTAGTTCAGGCATCTGATCCAATTCTTTCTCATCCTGTTTCTCAGAACAATACTCATAAAGTTCTGTAGCAAGATCAGTAACATCTTGGAAAGACTTAGTATTTTCTGTGCGATTAACCCATACTCTTTCTTCATCAGAGAAAGGAATACTTGAATTACCTTTGAAGTAAAGATTGATACGATCAATCAAAGCCAACTCTGCAGGATCTTCACCTTTAACACCAAAGAAATCATCATTCCACAATTCACGATACCCTTCAAAGAAGGACTTACGAAGACCAGGATAAGTTACTTTCATCATACGCTCAATACGAGCATCCTCTAATACATTCACAAAATCCTTTGGAGCATCCCCGAAGTCTTTATTAGGTGTATAGAGAGCATGACCAACTTCATGTCCTACTAGAAGGTCATAGATGGTGTTAGAAGCAGTCTTCCAGATAGGAAGGATCAATAAACGCTTTTCAACATCAAAGCAAGCAGTGCTTACCCTACGGTGTTCCACAGTAAGGTTTTCGGTTGCCAACAGTTTGGCGAGAGTTCCTTTTACCTCTTGTGTGTTCATCCGTTTCCCTTGATTACTCTTTTATTATAGCAGTCTAAGATCAGAATGTGCAACCTTTGGGACAGTTTCTGAACTGGCACATAGGTTGATTGCCTGTGGCAAGATACCATATTCTACTCTTTGAATCGCTTTTGTCAAGGACTTGACATCATCACTAGGTAGAATGGGAACTTTAGTTTGTAATATTATTTCACCAGAGTCAAGTTCTTCAGTAACATAGTGTACAGTAACTCCTGTTTCAGTATCACCAGACTCCAATGCTTGCTCAACAGCATTAGCACCTTTATACTTTGGTAGTAAGGATGGATGAACATTGATTATATTTTCAAATGATCCTACAAATCTAGGTGATAGTATTCTCATATATCCTGCCAATACTATTAGATCAGGAGCAAATGCTCTAATAGTTCTTATCATAAGATCTTCATTCTTATGAGGTATATGAATATGAGGTATACCAAACTTTGCAGCACGTTTAACTGCATTACATTTTTCTTTGTTGTGTATCATA